CCATGTTACAGGAAAAGTACACTGGCGGACCCAAAGCTATAGGTGTATGACACCAATAAAAAGGAATCATACCCGGGGTTTTGAAGCCCCGGAGAACCTATATGTATAGCAGTCTCTGGCCTTTTCCGTCAAGGGAAAGGTCTAATTACCTGTGCAAGCGACTCGCACAGGCACCCAGTTCGACTTGATACGACTTTTAAATCGTATCGGCGTACTTCTTAAGTGATCTTTCTCTGACCCAGCTAAGGGCCAAAGAAAATCAAGTCGAGCTGCCAAGCTCGGCTTACCTTCTATAGAGCTTTTGGCTTTACAGAAGAACTTCAGAAGTGCGGCATAGCCGTCGATGACATCACGCCTCATCACTGAGGCGAGAGCAGGAGCTCTAACCAAGAGCTGATGCGTTTTCGTACACCACTTGTGTGCATGAGAACTATCAACGCGGGAATGCCACCCTAATAAACCAGACTCACGAGATACAAGAGGGAGCTCAATTCCTAAACGAGCTTCAACTTCGTCTCGTAAGCAGGTGCTAGCCTTGTAAAGCCCCTCTCTCCACATGGAGTTAGAGAGCGATACAAGACCGGCAATAATATTAGGATCTGTCGAACTTTCGTCTGGGCGGTGTCTAATATATAAAGGTGTTATATCAACACCTCTAAATGCTTCGACACCACAGCTCTCCTTGAAGTTTCCTCCAAGGAAGCTCTTCTTAACGTTGACTTTTAAACCAACATTATGAAGCCAGTCCACACACTGATGTGCATATTTGCGTGCGATGATTATATCATCACCATACACGCGAACATGCCTAGAAGCGCGCCTACAGTTCCAGTAAGTGGGGGACAAACCCTCACAGTCTAATATCGCAGCGATGGATATCGCCGCAAAACAGACAGATTGGACTGGAAAAGTAAGCGCATTCCCCATGCCGGCAAATTTCCCTAAGTTCCTAGCGACATGTCTGTCGCTATAAACAGAAGGAGAACGGCAATCCATCATATGGTCTAGGAATAGACCATGATGTCCGAAGACGGTCTCTACGAGTTTCACACTCAAGAGATCTGACGCGGACTTCAAGTCGATGGTTGCCCAGTTGTCGTACAGGGAACCTTCCAGGGCTAACTTTTGATTAGCGCCCTGATCGGTTAGTGCTAGACTATTACGTAAAATGTTACACTCGGAAATTGCTTCCCGGAGTAGCATATTGAGACCTTGTTGCACAAACTGGTGCTCCATAGGCTCAATCGTAATAGTCCGTCTTGAAGTAGAATTCTTCAAAACGGTAATTAGTCTAGCACTGCTTCTAGAAGCTTCGTAGAAGAGAGGTACACCCTTGTGGTTTTCTCTACGGAATCCTCTTTCAGCACAATCACGTCGATCGGATAATTCTTTCCGGTCTCCGGATCGATCCGTACCAATGTGTCGAAGTAAAGATACTTCATCATATTGATATGTATCATGTCTGAAAGTTTGGATATCAAATCCGTAGTCAAGGGTATCAGAGTCGCCTCTCCGAAGCGAGTCTGACAAAGCTGACCATTTCTGGTTAGCCTTGTATCCTTCTTCCACGCTACCGGGGCCGTGCCTATATATTGCATTTTGGACATCCTTTGATAAGAGGGTGTTTAAGAGCAGTCTACAGACGCGTCCGAGATGATGGGCGTGCCTGTCAGGTATAACTACTTGACTTGCAGTTTCATCACATCGGAAAAACTCATCAACCGCCTTTATATGAAGAAGTTCTTCATTTTCAGGTGATAATTGAGTTTTCTTAAAGAGGCGAAGTATATTTCGCATACACTTCAATACGCTTAAGTCGGCGTCCTCTTTAAGTACCCCAGTAGAAGGTTCGAATACTTCACACAGCATACCTGAGAAGAGTCTCGGGATTGCTTGACCCTTGGCCAACTTGAAGCCAATGGGGCAGGTGAACCTGCCAGATGAAAGTCCTAGAAGTAGGGCCTCATCAAGGGCAGGTAAAGCTACGGTTAGGAATCCGTAGCCTTCGTTTTCGAATCTTTTCTTGATCGTTTGTAAATCACGATCAAGGCCTTCCACATCAGGATTAAGCCTTTTACAGTCATGTAAGAGGCTTTCTAAGAGAGCGATCGGACTTTTCATCATTTCCTCCGCAAGGGGGTACATGATTCCGAGTCTGGTCACCTTCTCGCCGATTAACATCGGCATCTGCTGACATACTTGGCAGTATGTTCCGTGGATTCGACCAAGGAACTGAACAACCGGACATTATGGCAAGAATAGCCATAAGCCCAGTGAACAGCCCGAAGCGAAGCACAGAAGCAACCACAAGTCCACGATAATACGAATCATAGCGATGCATTATTGCCTCCCTATACGCCTAGAACGGCGCCGAATTACTCGGATTCGAATTAAGACTGGAACTGTAGAAGCTTAGCAGTAGTCACTTCAGCATCATCTCGAAAGTCCGTCAAGGCCTTTGCGAGTGCGACCATGGCCGCATCCGTAAAGCCAAAGCTCGGACGAGAGATGGTCAGTGAAACAGAAGCAACTTGCTTCTTGACCAACCCAGAATAAGGGTCGGTCGCGTTCACTGTCTGCGTCATCTGAACGTAGTGTTTATCACCCCCGCCTTTCGGGCGAGAGTGGTTGATGATGACGGTATAACCGTTACCACCAGTATCCACACGTTCGGACCCATAGCCATCTTGCTTCACAATAGTGAAAACAAGAGAGGGCGTGGGTGATGCAGCAGCGATAGTGACAGGATCGGGTAACATAGACGTCTCCTTGTGAAATAAATTGGAGCTATAACACGGAGTGTGTCAAAGCTTAAATTTGGCACGCTGTGCGATTAGCGCACCAAGGATAGACATCTGATAAGCCGTCAAAGTAGACGGTACAGATGTTAGTTTCACATCAAGGATCGTAGAAACATCGGAACGAGTTATACACTCGTAATCGAAACGACTCTGATGCTTGTTTATCTTCTGAACAGTCGATGAACTAGCAAAAGAGTTGTTTATCCGAGTTTCAGTTACGATATTGGTTGCGGTTGAGATCTCGGTGATAAGACTTCCTGTCGATTTGCAGGAGATCATACCCCAGTTGATCAGACTCGGGTCGTGGTTAATTGTGTCAATAAGCTCGACATAATTACCCAGACCAGTGAACCAATCAACTAGCCACGTAAACGGAATCAAATTATAGAAATCCGTTACACGCGGTTCGAGACCAATTCTCTCGGCAAAAACATGCCGTTTGAATTCGACAGAGTTAGAGGGTGGAAAGTCCCAAGTGCAATTCACAACGAGTTGCACCTGAGAAACTCTCTCCACTCTCGACCAAGTAAAAGGTTGCGCAAGCGCAATCTCATACTCGCTCGTGTCGTAAACGAAACCAGAGACACCTTCCCCGGTCGCAGAAAGAAATTCTCTCTTAGACCGAAGCGTTGTTGCCTTACCAGATCGACGTATTAAGAAGTTAATCTTCTTACTCGTCTTTTCCGGTAAAGTCAACAAATCCATGGCATCCTTATAAGTCTGCTTCCAACCGAAGTGGTACGATAAGTACTCATTCGGGACATTCTTCGCTGCACCTTTAAGGTTGAAAATAACCTTGCGGAGCTTTGGAGAATGTCTTAAGGAAGAGTAGACCTTGCTGAGATCCAAAATCGTCTTTTGCAGAGAAGCAATAGAACGAGGAATGTCTCTCAGTTCGACCAGATTACGAAATAGAGAGTAATCTCTATTGAAAGGAGTAATACCTTTCAACATCGAGACCGCATGAGCTTGGCAAAGAGCCTTGCTAAATGTGATCTCGCTGTCACGTAACTGATTATAAGTTGCCGCGGATAGTGTAGCTGCGGTGGGACTATACGTCTCCCTTTCTACCTCATCTGTCCCTGAGAAGCGTTCGTAGGTTCCCCCACGTTCGCCGCACAGAGGCTCATTGGTATAAGTGGATAAATACGTACTAGTCACATGGAGTTCACGAGCAACACTACGAGGCGGTGAAAAGATTTGACCCTTGAATAATTCAAGTGTCCCTCTATCACTACCAAACAGTCGAGTCCGTGAAGTCGTATCCTTGATACGGTCAAGTAAAAGCTGCTGGGTTGTAACAGGCCCATCATATTTTACATCCGTCCACTGATTGTGCAAGTAGTAAGGACTCCAACAGAATGAAACTAAGCCGTAGTTAACGTCTTGGTTCCAAGCATGATGGGTCTTTACTTTCAACGACTTTCTCTGTAAAAGAACAGAGTTAGGGTTGCGTACTCTTGTACGATTAGCGGGCGTAATTGCACTAGGAGATACCTTGAACTTAGCGGTGGGGTCAATCGCAAAAGCGAAAGACTTCACTAAACTCAAGGGCATCAACTTGTACAAAAACGACTCAAGGCCGGAGCTATTTTTGATAGCAGTATCAAGACGATACTCATATAACATATGAGGATCATATCCCTCAGGCAAACCACGTGTATCAAAACGTAGTTCTCCTCCGAGATTTATCGTCATGACTGCTATCCTCCGCTGATGTGGAAACAGGCACGTGCGTCCTGAAATATAGGACCACCATCAGTGCTTACGCACTGGCTCACCCCGTGAGGGG